CCCCCCCCCCCCCATTCTTTTTCCATTTCATCAGAAATATCCATTAGAGCATCAACTGGGTCCCGATAAGACCAGAAGCCGAAGAATTCATCTTCTTGACCTTCAAGCTTAGTTCTGGCTTTCTTATCAAAAAACAATCGGTTATCTCGACAATGAGAACACGATCCATGGCACCGACAAGTGTAATCAAACCTGCGCGAATCGTGCTTACGAGGATAATCTTGTTTTTTGGAGCGACTCATATTGACTTGGTGTTCCTTACGGGCTCAATATACTACAAAAACCAAGCCTTGTAAACAAAAAAGTGCATAAAATCCAATTTATTTTCATTTTTGCGACAAATTAAGAGCGTTATTTGGTTTTATAAATAATTTCACATAGAATTCCATGATTATCAATACATATTTGCAGAAACCCGGAGGAATGGGGTTAGGAGATTTCCTTAGAGGATCCTTAGCGCTTTATCAAATGAGTCACCGATATAGTGTAAGAGCAGAAATTGACTTCAGCCATCACCCCATAGGTAAATATCTAGTTCCATCTCATAATGTTGATATGTCAAAATTTGAAATAATAGAAGCATGCAATATTGGTAATTATACGATAGCCGATTTAAGAGACCTTATTGCAAGGCGCTACAGATTTTCATATCTTGCTCGTAATGCGAATAATATTTGTGTTTATACAAACGTATTTCCTAAATTTCCGATAACAGAAGAAATCAAGCAAAGTATGCAACGAGCCTTGATTCCAACTCCTGAATTACAAGACTTAATTCCTCAATATGAGCAAGCATATGAGGTGATTCATATTAGATCGGGAGATTTAATTGCATTCGGAACGTGTTACGATTATACTGTAAATCTTGATAAAGATTATTTGGTTGCATCCATTATAGGCTCTATAAAACAAATCGTAGCAAACAGTTCATGCCCAGTGTTAATAATGTCAGATTCTCTTGAATTGAAAACTACATTAACTGAACTTTGTGGTACGGTTAAAACTGAAACAACCCCAGCACATGTAGGAAATGATTTTAATGGAGTTGTAGATACATTGATAGATTATTTCACCCTAACAAAAGCTAGAAAAATACATCAATTTACAACCCATTTTTGGGGCAGTGGGTTTTCGGATTCAGTCTCGTGGATCTTTGACATACCAATTCAGAAATATCCTCTTATAGAGAATAGATTATAATTTATCCATCGTATCCCGGCTCAACCAAAAATCCTTGTTTTGAGCTAAAGATAAATGTCCTAATTGCTTCATCTGATATAAGAATTTTCTCCACAGCTTTCACAAATTCAGATACGGATCCATGTCCAAGATCGGAACAGAAATCACAGAAAGTATCTACGAGGGAATCATTGAATGAATCTTCATCAACGGCTTCTACTACAGTATATGGGGATATTGTAACATTCCTTTTCAAAGAATACTCATAAGATGTTAATGAAGTTACAACCTTAGCCTGTGTGAATAGTTCGATGATAGTGATAAGCCTATCAAATAATGTCTGATTTCCAGTCTTTACAGCAAAGAATAATAGTAGAGCACTTTTATCCTGAGGCGTTGCGTTTGAAGCATTGGGGCCAGATTCTAACGCAATCTGAATCTCATTATTTTTATTAGGAATAAATGTACAATCAAGAGGATTTTGAGGATTCATCGGACAGATGGAGAACGCAGATGTACTGGAGCTGTTGCTCTCCCATACGGATTTTCTTATTGTTTTCATATGTTTATTTTGTGTTTATACTTCTGTGGTTCCAAAGAATACTGTTTTATTTGATAACTTTTTTTGACTTGGATAATAATATGATCCTTCTGCCGGATCATTTCCGTCCCAATTTACGAACAATAAATCCGTTCTGGTTCTATATTCATTCTTAGTAACAATATCAATATTTCTTTCTGGAGTTTTCCAACGAAATCCCGCAATATACAGATTTTCAGTCATCTTATAGAGATTCTGTTCAAGTTGAATTCTACTAATTCCAAGGAATCATTACAATACTCTTTCGCATTACTTTTTGTTCATATAAAGCAATCGTATTCATTAGAGTGCTCATACCTTGTTGACGAACGCCCAAAATAATCTTAGTGTTCTGAACTGCGATATAAGAACACTTTGAACCTAATGAAGAATGATTGTTACTATATTCCTCATAATAAAGAGTTTGATATGAATTCATCTCGAATCCATTCGCCATAAGAAAGAATTCCTCAAAGGAGATAAGTTCTTTTACATTCGGTATTACAGGTTCTGCTTTAGGAAGCTCTGTTCCTTTTAGAATGCCCATTGATGCTGCAGTAACAAGCAAGGAATTAATAACAAATGGTCGACGTTTCATATTTATTTATTTTTCTGATAGAATTAAATTACCACAAGTGATTTTACTTTCATCTTCTTCTTTACTAGCAATGAATACAATTACATCATAACCAGCATTTTTTAGAGCAGTCTCTGTCGATGAATATGGTGTATATTCAGTCCAATCACCAGAAGGCATCATGTTCTTATTATTAACTGCTCTAGTTTTATGTAAAGGTGTGAGCTTGCATAAATAATATTCTGGATCAAAATACTTAAGTAAAACATCTGGATCAATTTCCCAATCGCCAAGCGCAAAATTAAGAGTAATCTTACGACCTTTGGGAACAAGACCTTTCATGATTTTTGTAATATCTTCAAGACTTGATTGACTTTTACCAAACATCTTATTGCGATGAATCTCATTGGTGCTATTAATGGAAAGTTGTAATCCGGCTTCACCATCAAGCAAGTGATTCTTAATATCCATCCATTCATGAATAAATGTTTTCAGCCTTGTATTGTCCTTGGGCATCATGGTGGAAACAACAGGATGAATTTTGTGATTTCTATCAATTGCTGATTTCATCCAGCCTGTAACTTCTAACACTGCGAAATTCCATGACGGCTCTCCCATTCTGGCAAAATGGAGATTGAGACGATTACTATAACTCACTTCTGGGTGTAAAGATAGTCCAGTTAATATTTGATTTCTCATATCTGAGAATGTTGCATTAACCCCTTTACCAAGTTTTGGAACATCACAGAACGTGCAACGCGAATTACACCCATATTGAGTTGAGAGTGTAATTACCCATTTTTCTTCCAATGGTAATAGCTTGGTATGACATACCTGACTCAGTTCTCTATCAAGACCCATAAAGTCAGCTTTGAGATTAACATCCTTGCCATAATCGCCAATAGATAACATCTCTAATTTACCAACTTCTCCTTGAACAATTAGAATATCTCCTGTAGGAACTTCAATACGCTTTAGAATGTTCATATATTAAATTTTTACCTTTGCAAACAAATTCCGAATATCTTCAGAACCATCAAATTTAAACCTTACATTCGATGTTGAAGCCCGAGCAAAATTCTGCTCAACTGCATCGCAATAGCATGTATGATTTCCGTCAAGACCTTGAAAATTTTCAGCCCAAATCTCTTTAGAAACTTGATTCTGTAGATCTAGTTGATCCAAGCCTAGATTGTCGAAGCTAGCAATAATCCCATCAATCTTAAATAGTTCCTGTATATATTCATTTTTCCATTTATCAAGTTCGAGTTGCAACGCAGGATTGTAATAAGAAATACCATTGCCGAACTGTTTGTACCCGAGCAACAAAATCTTCGGTTTGATATTACGAGCTTTACTCCATTCGATAACGGCTTTGCAATCATTAAGATTATGCACACCAAGAATCAAATGAAACACAACATTTTTATATTCAATATTAGTAGGCAACTGTTTCAGAGAGACAGGACCGCGATATGAAATGCCAAGTCCATAAATGAGTTTCTCATCTTGAAATTGTTGAATCATGACTGCATATTCCTTCATGTGCAGTATATTCATTGTCACATTAGATATAACACCGTATTCTTTCATAGTCTCCAGAAAGTCTTTAATATCGGGATGTGACAAAGGATTACCACCTCCGATTGCTAATTCAGTTCCGAGCTTTTGAGTCTTCCAGATTTTCTTTATAGGTTCTAGATTCGCGTGGCGGCCAGATATGTTAGATTGCTCATGACAGTAAACACACACTGAACTTAATGAGCAGTTGTTGGTAATTTTGATGTCTGCGCTTTCTGGATATTCTACCCACGGATTTTCCTCATCAGGCCATTCGCGAATTTTAGTCCCGTCACTATAAATTTCTACATTTACATTGCCATTCTTATAGGAATATAGTAGTTCTGTTGCTTCAATTTTGTTCATAATAATAGTGTGTTTCAATTTGATCTAAAGTTTTTTATTTGTAACCATTTACATCGTGTGGATATGCAATCAACTCAGTTTTAAGTTTAGTTTCATTATCTTGAATCCATTGTTTGCCGTCAGGATCGGTTGTAAAACATACAAAATCTGGCCGATTCATAATTTTATCAATTATATGATCAAGATTTTCTAAATCTCTTAAAATTGGATCTCTTTTAATGACGTCAAATCCTGATTCATTAGAAATCCAAAATAACAGGAGAGCTGGATATTCCTGTTTACGAATAAAATCTATGATGAATTCTTTCCGATCTTTTTTTAGACATTTGTGTTTGTTTCAATTTCATAATGTAAAATATGGTTGCTTAGAATGATATATTCCCCAGATTTATAATCATACTTTTCAATTACTGCTTGAATTGTTTCATTATCAATGGTCAGAATTTTCACACGACCGTCAGTATAAGCATCTGGTTCCAAATAGTTATATGTAGCAGCACTAGCATATTCATTAATAGTACTTTGTTTCAAATCTCGTAAAGCATATCGCAGAGTTTTATCTTCGAGTAATGTTAGAAAATATGGAGCTTTCTCAAGTTGATGTTGTGTTAATCGAAAATTTGGAGGGTCATCATCATTATCATTTCCAAGGAAAATCCAAGAAGATTCTGAAATCATGAAATCCATCAAACCTTCATCAGTATCGAGTTGAGGATTTTCTTTAATCCAAGTAGAGTAATGTTCTGTTCCATTATCGACATACCAGAATTGATCTGTTCGAGGTTGTAGAAGCTCAAAGTTATATTTTCTGGAAAGCCGTACCATTCTATCAAATAAAGGATGATTCTGGTTATTATGAACTAAAGCCCAGAAGTAAGATGCTTTGGTTACAAAATCGTTAAACCTGACAAATTCCCAACCAAAAAACTTTCCCTCAATTTCAAGACCATCTACAGAAGATTTTCTTGTATAAGAAGTGTCGATTGCTACGGAATGTGTTGACGAAGAATTTGTTTCCCACACGGATTTTCTAATTGTTTTCATTGATCTTCAACGGGGTTTGCAGTAGCCCAAATAATAAATAAAGCGACAGCTTCAAAAAAGCTATTATTAATAGCCATACTTAATGTCAAATCTCCGAGTAATGAACATAAAAAATTTCCGACAGTGAGTCCTATTAATAACGAAATTAAATGATTCAAGGTAATTTGCTTTTTCATAAATAGATTCTATTTTGTTTCAGCCATCTTCACACATATAAAATGTGGAAATCATATTAAAATGCTTTTCAATTTCCACGACTGCTTCTTTCATATGGGCAAAACGATGATTACCACCCGCATATATGAGTTTCATTTGAGAACTAATCATTGCAAAAATGTAATCACCGGGTAGATTTGCGCCGGGTTTGATACCAGAATTAATCATAGTATCAAGAAGAACATCTTCGCGCATATCGACTAGATATTTGTCATTGATTAGACATTTCCATGCACGGCCGCCTTGCTTACGAACTTCCAAACCAATAATCCGAACACATTTAATGAAGTCATTTTTACAATCAATCACTTCTATATTAGCAGGAGTTTCATATTGGCGAGTTTCATAATTATATGTTCTACCTCTGGCCCAATTTGTAGCAACTGCATGAGACTTGATATTCATTGCGTCAGTTACAAATACGGATTGACACTTAGTTATAAGATTTTTAGGATCTTCATCATTCTGAATATCATCCCATTTGAATTTAAATTCAGATTCAGGACGTGCAAAGAGTTTGAGATTTTCTGGAATATGACCGATTTTCATAGATTTTGTAGAATAGTATTAATGGCTAGATCAAGAGGAGTTGCTGTACGAACAAAAATATTTTCAGTCCAAGAATGAGATGTATGAAAGGTTTCTTGATACATCAAAGCTGGTGCAGGTTTTGCCCTCATATCAATATAGTGATCTTCTTCACTCCAACCTCCCATGGAAAGTATGTGTTTGATCGTGATCATTTTGATCTCATAAGATGAGATTTCTACTTCGAGATTTTGAGTTGCGTTAATTTTCATGGCTAATGACAAAATTTCATTTAGTGTTTGCTACAAGAACGGAAAGTAGATGATCGTAATTTAATGACGTACAATCCTTGATTACTGCATCAATTTCTTCTTGAGGAGTCCCTTGTTTTCGAGCTGCATTGATAAATGCTCCCATGAGAAAATACGCATTTCCATTAAGACCGACAAGCTTCAGTTTTACCTTTTTAGTTACATGTTGCATTGAATTCATATATACAATCTCTATTTTCTTGTAGTTGCAAAGAAGATTATGCGGCAATTTCTTCCGGAATATCCATAATATTGCTAGCCTTAACCGTAAAGCAAGCGAGAGGATTTTCGGGATTAAGAATCTGGGATGCAGCAGATGGCGTCAGATATTCACAGAATTTCGTAATATCAACTTCGACGGAATTCACAAAATACTTAATGATCGTCTTGTGGCTTGAAGGATACAGCCGGATGTAAGTTTCAGATTTATGAGTGATCAGATACGGGAATTGTTCCCATTGTCCCCATGGGAGTTCTTGAACTTCTCCACGAGTACCGTCTTTAATTCCCTCTTGAACTGAAGCAAGATTTGAATAATCAATTCCTGCACGAACTACTCCGATAGAAACTTTTTCAAGGATAGTTCCTTTAAACAGGGCTTTTGGTGTAGGATTAGACTTCCAGGAAGCCTTAACAAATTGACCTTTGGACTTTAGGATCTTGCTTAGAATTTCTTGAGCAGTAATTTTCATGGTGTGATTGAGGTTTCCTTACAGGCTCAATATACACCAAAATCGGTCCCATGTAAACAAAAAAGTGGGTAAAGGCCGAAAATAAGTTGGATTTGTTGCAAATCAATGGGTTATAAAAAATGGACTAAACCCTTTCAGATTTAACCCATTTTTTCAGTGCTCTTGCTTTTTAGCCTGTATATTATGTTATGCTATTTGTTTCTTAATTTTGCCTAGTGTATCAATAACATCATCGAGTTTATCATAAACACGTTCAAAGATTTTCTTATCTTCTAGTGTTCCTCCCATTTCATCAATGATTCTCTTTACAAAAATTGTTCTTGTAGAAAGAAGTTTTTGTGTAGCATTGAGATCCTTAATTATAGAATCTAAAGTAGTCTTCTCTGTCGTAGAGACTAATGATTCCTCGTTTAGGAATTGACGAAATATTCCTTTGATCTCTTTAATAACCTCGGATTTCTTAGGGGATGTAGGCTCCCCTTCAATATAATCCATGAAGTCTCCTTCATACCAATCAGCAAATGTTTGGGACATAAGACCTCGTAGAATAGTTTCAGCAACCTCATCGGAAACCGATTCTGTAAGAGCTGTATCTTCCTTAAGCTTCATTAGTTTAGATAAAACAAGCTCGCTAGAACCTACTTTATATTGACCAAATTTTATCTTAGTTAAAGGAGTATCTTTGCTTTTAAAAGTGACGGAATCTGTTCCAATCTCTTTTACAACACCGAAATTGGTTTTATCACCAACCTTTAATGTATTAACTTGAGCAGCAATAGTTTTTGCATCAACCGCTTCTCCCATTTCTTCTTCAGTATCATCTTCTTCTTTGAGTTCACCCAAAGCCAAATCAGCTAAATCCTTGATGGTTCTCTTGCCATTAATAGCATTACCTTTAACTTTAAGATTTGTTTCACTTGAGTACATATCATTACCATCGAAATATACTGGATTAGATTTAACTTTCTTACCAAGAAGAAATTCAACTTCTTTTCTAATTAAAGCATTGATTGCAGGTAGTTTATTATATGGAGTAACATCGCCAAGGGATAATCCTTCATTGATTGTTACTTGTTTACCTTGTAGAATTGCCGCAGCGGCTTCATACATATAGTCCTTGTTGGTGAAATTAATTGGATCGTGCATATTATTATTTATATTATTGGTTGTTTTTTAGATTTTTCTCAAAGAGATTTGCGATTTTACAAATAGACTTTTTGACAATTGCCCAATCTTCATCTTCCTTATCAGTTTCATCGACATATTGTTCTAGAGATTTCCAGAAGTCTAATAGTTGTTCACTATCAAGAGAATCAATTGTTTTGATCAATTTCTTTACTGTATTGTTTTCAGTTTCATAAGCTTCCTTTGCGGCTTCACTTAGAAAATGTCGCGTGATATTAATAGTGTCTTTCATATTATTTTTAGTCTTTGTCCATAATTTCAGATTTTACATTATCCCAAATATCTAATGCTTTGTCTATATGATCATGTATTTCAGCAAAATCATCTGTATACCCTTTACCAAACTCCTTTATAATACTCTTTGCCAGATTACTGGTAGGAGCAAAAGTATTATATGCATTATTAATAGCTTCATCTGCATTTTTGAATCCTAAAGATGGAATATACTTTTCTGCAATGGCTAGATTAATACTCCTCTTGATATTTTTATCAAGTTCTTCTCTAATATTAATAGATTCTCCCAAAATCATTTCAATAGCCTTAATTTTCTTAGAAGCCCCGACTCCTATTGGTTTTATAATAACAATATCACATCCTTTTTCTCCTGGGAGATAATCTTGAACTTCAGGAGTAATTTCAATATCTTTAAGTTTCTTTATGATAGATTGAACTTCTTTATCTGATTGATTTACAGAATAACTCTTAGTGATTACAGTTTCTTCAAGAGATTCGTTCTTCTTTCTGAGTTTAGCTAAAACTGCTCCAGCAACTCGTTCTCCAGCTTCTTTTGAACCATATTCTTTAGCAGCTTTATCAGCAATTTTTTTAAATGTTTTACCGGGCTTTCCAATATCTTTACCAGCGTGAGCTTTCTTAGCACTATAATCTAGTTTTTCATCAATACCTTCACATGCATCCCACAAAGCTTCCTTTGCTTTCTCTTCTTGTTTATCACTCAATTCTACTTCGTCTCCATTCTCATCTTTTGCTGATAGGATTTCAATCTCCGCTTCATCATCTGGCTCCATTTGTTGACCATGTGCATCTTTACTACCTTTTATGGATGGGGTATATTCGCCAATCACAGAGATTTCTTTATCATCTTCATCATAGATTGTAGCTTTGATTGTTTTCTTAGTAGCTTCAGTAACCGCACCTTTCAGAATTGCTTCTGCGGCTTCATACATTTCATCTTTATAGGAATGGTAAAAATTGTTTTTCATATATGTATTTATATTTATATGCAAAAAATCATCACATTTTGTTCTCATAATATTTGTTTAATCACGAAACGGATCTTCAATATCATCTCCCGCCATAGCAACGCCAATCGGAGTTAAGGTATGAAGAATCTTAATAGTTTCTCCTTGAGCAGACAACACTTCATTCAATCGCTTATAGCAATGCGGAGATTCATCAGTACCAGCACCACGAAGACAAACTCCTGCATTTTTAACCCAATCAGTCATCATAGTCTGAGATACAACTCCTTCAGACACCCGAGTCTTCTTACCCTTGATCCATTTGGAGCGACCCGCAGCCTGCGACCTAGAGAGTACGCGACCAGCTCCGTGAACTGTTGAGTACATTGCAATTTTTGATAGATCAGAATCAACACCTTCAAGAATAACAGAATCTTCTCCCATGGTACCACCAACAAATCCTTTTTGACCAGGAAATGCGGGAGTTGCTCCTTTACGATGAACCCATAAATCTTCCCCATCATGATTTTCTAACCATGCAAAGTTATGATGATTATGAACTTCTTCAAAAATTTCAACACCAAGGATTCGAGCAACTTCAGCACACACCCAGTCTCGTCCAGTGTAGGCATATTCTCCAGCTAATTTCAAGGCTGCAATATATTCACGCCCTAGATCAGAATTAACATCAAGCAAAGCAGGAGCTACATTGATGCCATCAGTGCCGCCACCAGCTTTGATATAATGAGATGCAATCTTATGTCCAAGTCCTCGTGAACCAAAGTGAACACCTACCCAGATACGGAGAAATTCATCATGAAAAATATCAACGTAGTGATTCCCCGACCCAACAGTACCTAACTGATTACGAGCCATATCTTTGAGATCATTGAGTAAAGGAATATCATTCCATACAGGAGAATCAAATATAGCATGTTCATCGGGTTTCTTTTGTCTGACAATATGTTTAGAATTTGAAACACGTCCAATACCAAATGAGATATTACGAACAATTGTATCCATGATTTTTTCAATATCCTTATGAACATCAAGGAGAGTTGCATTAGTCAGAACAGCTAAGTTTCCGCATGCACAATCAAATCCGACTGCTGATGGAGAAATCTTATCTTTGTAAGCAATAATTCCGCCAATTGGGATGGAATAACCTAAGTGGTGATCTCCTGCCAATACAGCTTTATATCCGCCGAAATCCATTGCAAAATCCATCTGGTCAATTGCATTTTGTAATGGTTCCCCAAAGACGGGAATATTTTTATTTTTACCTAGGAGTTGCATATGAGATTATAGATGTTCTCCAAATAGTTTAGTTTCTCCGTCACACATCTCAAATCCGTGTGCATAATAGCCATTATGACAATTCCACAATGTTAGAAATAATTCTTCATTATTTACATCAATAAGGCGGAACACAGCAGATCCACCACACTCGTAAATATGATGATTATCAAGAGTATTATAAAATGTAGTGTCAAATTTATATAGACTAAAATCCAAATGTGGATCAGTTATTAGTTCTTTTACATCAATATCATCCGTAGGACAGTCCTTAGTTATAACCCAACCATAACATTCACAACAGCAGGGCTATAATCAAATCCTACAAAGACATTATAATCATCCACAAAGTTTACTTTACCGTTTCTTTCAAATGTTTTCATATTATTAGTTATCAGAAATGTTACAATATTCTTGACCATTATCAGAAGGTGGCAATTCCATCCACAGATCAAGAACCCAAATTTTATTATCATTAGGAGGAATCTCTGCCTCTTGCCATGAGCCATCTTTAAATGCAACTACAGCAGGTATAAAAGTTTTTCCTGATAATGCCAAAGAACCCTTACATTTTGCAAGAATATATGTACCATCTTTTGGTGCAGTCTCAATCGGTTTCCAATTTGTGTTCATATCGTTATTTCGTTTGTTGTGATTATTGCGAAACCATGCAGGGCTTGGATATCGTGGAAAGTCTTTTGCAGGTTGAGATTGTCGAATGATAGTCATGCATTTATCAAGGACTGTTTGTTGGAAACTTCTTTCCGGAAATCCAAACCATTTATCTCTGGCTGGATCAAGATCATATATAAATTCCATCAGAGTTCCTCCTCTGAGTTCAAAATATTCAATGATCTCAATGAGGCCATGAATTACATACTGAATCGGAACATGTTCAACTCGAAGGGCTTTACCATATCCATAAATTCGTTGCATGATTCTGATATTCGGCTTGTTTCGCTTACATTGCCGAATCAACATTAGTTGCCAATCTTCAATTTCTGTTTTCATATTAGTCTCCAATTGTGTTAAGAGCATTTTCCGCAGTATCAAACTGACCATAGCAATTTTTACAGTCTTGAAACAGTGCCAATGCACTATGAAGAATTTCTCGGTCTTTCCTCAATTCTTCAATCGCAGCATGAAAAGCATAAAATCCTTGAACTAACAATTCAACGCGTTCTGGAAGTGTGTCTTTGGCAATCAAATATCCTTCAGGAATAAATGCAGTAGCTCGATCAATCTGGTCTTGTAAAAATTTAATTTTTGTTTTCATAATTTAGTAATGATTTTTAAGTAGGATCAACAAACGTAATCATACCAGTAGGGCAAAGCATCTCCTCTTCGGTTACATAATAAATGCAACCATAATCATGCATAAGATAGATTCTCTTCTTTAAAGAATTTGCTTTAAAGATTGCTGATTCAAGACATTCTATTGCAAACGTTTCATCGAATTCCCAATCATATGATGTAATTTTTTCAATTTGTACTTTCATGTTAATGCGGGCCTTAATATCTTCTAAACTCTTACTATGTTTATCATATAATTTCTGGAATGTCGAAAGATCCCCTTACTCATTTCTTTCAATAATTTACGAATGTCTTTGTCTTTTAAAGATTTGATGTCTTCTTTCATAAAGTTATCCTGGTTGAGAACCAATAGCAATAATCATCTTGTAAACTTTATCAGAACCTTTTCATTCAAATATGATCCGGAACTAGAAAAAATGCATACTTAGAAACAAGATTACTTTCGTAAATTTTCCGTTTTAGAAGAAATTCTTCTCCAGAAGGTATATTATCACAAGCAAATTTAAAAATTGCATTTGCTGGAACATCCTTACATTTGAATGGAATTAGTAGAATCCCATCACGAACAATATTACCCGGCATTACTACAACAGGTGGGCTGAAATTATAAACACGAACTCCAGTGTTGAAATAAAAAGTTTTCATATATTTTAGTAGTTCTTGAGATGAATAAACTTTTATTTGTTTTCTTCCATGATTTCAATTAAAGTCTTGGCACAATATTCATACCATTCTTTTTCAGAAATAAACTTCTTTCTAAATCTTTTCAGCATCAAATAATATTCTTCTTGGCGGAGAGTTTCGGGGGAATCATTCATAATATTAGCGATTAACGATTGTTGCAAACTTGCGGGTATCGACTTTGAAAAATGATACATTACGGTCAGAATTCCAGCCAGACCAGACGAACAGTTTGCCGTCATATCGAAGAACTTTATTGGTCAACTTTTTCACATCATCCAATCCATTGGGACAATCAACATGAAGAGCAATTCCGTCGTAGAATAGGATCGCAATTTGATCCGTGGCGATTTTGGCAGTCATGGTGTGTTGTGGTTGGTGTTCCTTACGGGATCAATATACCACAAAAACCGGGATCTGTAAACAAAAAAGTGCATAAAAATGTGAAAATAAATTAAGTCATTGATTTGCAACAAGTTACGGTTTCAATTTTAAACACAAAAAAGCGGAAATCCGTGAAGAAATCCGCTAATTTAAGTAAATTAACCTAAAGTTTTTTCTTTGTCTTTATTGGTTTCATCACACAGCTATGAATCTCTTGAGTCAAGTCAGTATTCATTTTAAGCTGTTCACGTAATTCACCCTGTTGTTTCAGAATATTCTCGGCATCCTTAAATGTTTGCAATGCTCTTCTATCAGAAGCTTTAGCCGAAACTTTTTGCCCAACCATAATTACTGATAGAAGTACCAGTTGTAAAAAAGTTTGTGCTATCCATGAGATTATTGTTGATATCCCACCTTCTAATGCTGTAGGAAAACTTATTAAAGCAAGTCCTGCAAATAGATAAGCACACCACATAGTAGATACAGCATTAGTAATAGTAACTGCTAGTTTGCCATTAAAGCCGTAAAGATCAGACCAAGTTAAAGGGATTATTGCTTTTGGAATCTTTGGTTTTTTCGCCTTAGCTTTAGAAGGATGAAAGAATGGTGTTGCCATAGTTATATTTATCTTTTGCGGTCAGATTTACTGACATCTATGGTTTACTACTCCCGTTGCTCTACACTTTGAGCTACTCAAAAGAAAAATGGCGCACGATCTGGTGTTTAAACCTCTCCTTATTTCGGTCCATCACTAAGCTTTTGTGAATCTTCGCCGAATAGGAAGCAATCTTGAGATTGCGTCGTGCATATAAAAAAAGAATTGTTACCCACTACCAGGAAAACCGGAGGAACGATATATGTTGTAATCACTTCAACTTTACGTTCGCGGGCTGGATTTTTCTATGGTGCATCAACAATTGATTAGATTATTCTTCTCCATAGAATACTCTATACATATGTAGCGTATAGAGGCAGGCAACAAAATTAAGAGATTATTTCTAAGTCTTGATTATTAAACACAACTACTGTATTATAACCACTTTCATTTATCATAATAGCAGAAACAGGAAGATGTTTTTTTATAATAATGTTGGATATTATCCAGTTTATTATTTCGCTGGTGGTAAAATAACCATCATCATAATCATTATTATCATATCTAGGTTCAATATGACTATCAATATTTAAATATACTTCATCTATATAACGATCACCCCCCTTAATATCGGAAAGCACGTCTATAATAAAATCTTTTACTTCATTATAGTCAATATTATCATTTACATCAAAATCCGTTAAATCTAATACAGGTTGTGATGGAGTGAATAATACTTTTACAAGAGCTCCACCTCGACTGGAATAATAATCAATTATTCCGTTCTTAGGTTCTGTAGCAAACCACAGTCCATGTTTTATCGGATCTATCTTAGATAATTTACTTAAACTTCCATGATATAATATCATTTCTTTAGTAGATTCCTGTAACACTGTTTCATTTAAGATATGACGAGCTACTTCAATTAATGTTTTCATATATTCTATTTATACTTGAGCTTTAAATATTGTCAAACATTTTACTGACTCAGCACCAGCTTCTTGTAATGTTTGAAAAATAGATACTAAACTTGAACCGGATGCAATAACATCATCAATGATTAACACTTTCTTACCCTCAAATTTCTTTGCATTGCCAGTATACGAAAACACATTCTTGAGAAACTTTCTGTAAGGAGGAAGAACCCATTTCATTTGAAAATACCCAAGTTTTACACCTCTCCGAATAGATGACTCTAATTTCTTAATAGTAGAATCTGATAACTTCTTTGATTCAAGATCTAGTGTAATTTTGGAAGGATCTTCAGCTTTTACAAAAGAATCTAGAAGAAACTCAATTCCTGGATTTCTTTCTTTAATTTTCTGGGCGAAATCTTTAGTTAAAGATGAAGATGATTTCGGAGTAACAATGATATCGACATTTAAATCTCGAATAATTTTTGTTGCATACACAGCCGATCTATTAAGAAACTGATTATAGGCACTAACATCAATATGCATAGCTTTCAAGCGTTTAAGAATGATTGTTGCATCTGCCCCTTTTGAAGTATATAAATTAAAAACATCCAATGTAATACCTTCAATATTTTTTGTGTGTGGTTTTAATTCACTTTTACCGAATCTTAGATTGATTAGATCTCCAGCTTTAGACTCATAATCAATAATAACTTGATTATCGGAATTCAATGTCATTGATTCCACGAATTGCAGAAATGATTTCATTTTGTATTTATAAGAAAGTGGTGGAACTGCCGGGAATCTCACCCGGATCCACAACATTATTCATGTTATGTCGAAATAAATTCAGCCCCTTTTTTAAAATGGCATAGCATGTAGGTAACGATCCCACGCCAAGAAGTTTGGAATTTCTGGTTCTACCATTGAACTAATGCTATATTTAAAAATGGTCCGCGCCATGCCAACGCACATGGATAGGCAGATTCGCAGTCTGCGACATTACTCTTATGCTACGCTCGGTTTAAAATTGGTGCCTCTAGTAGGAGTTCAACCTACTTCATCAGTTTCGAAGACTGAGGTCCTATTCGGTAGACGATAGAGGCATATGAAAATTACTCATTAGACAAACTATATGAATGCACTGCATTATAACCTGCAATCCAAATTCCAAGAACATGTTCAAGATTTTCTGGAGTTGTTTCAAGATTTAATTTTTTAAGAACCTTCTTAATAATATTTTTATCTACTTGAGTCAATCCCATGAAATTATGAACTAATCCACCTCTTTCTGATAAGACAGCTTCAGCGGCTTCTGATATTGATGATCGTTGTAACATAATATTATTTATATATTTTGAGAAACTTTCTATTGCTGGATAGAACATGAAATTAATTCCTATGTCCTGAATCTAACAGATCAAGATAAGGCATACAAGCCACAAGCTACCCGTTCTACATATAGTGTCGGACCTCTTGAATAACATAAGAAAAATGGCGGAACCGACCAGTTTTGATCTGGCTGCCTCCTAAGTGACAGTTAGGTGCTCTCCCGATTGAGCTACGGTTCCGTAAAGTGGTCCCGGTGGAGAATTTTGAAATCTCAACCTATCGCTTATCGAGCAATTACTCTGCCTTTGAGTTACACCGGGAATTAAAAAGTGGTACTCCTAACCGGGCACGATCCGGTCTCTAATCCTTGAAAGGGATTTGTTCTACCGCTAAACTATAGGAGCATATTGAAAATTTAATTAGTGTTGAAAGAATCAAACTTTCTCTTCAGTAATTGTTTACTAATCCTATCGGACAAGAAACCCTTTGCTAGGGGCGTGCTATCATTACACTAAACACTAAATTGGCGGAAGAAGTGAGATTTGAACTCACGGGAGTTTTAAGGCTCCTCTAGTTTTCAAGACTAGCGCAATAAACCAGGCTCTGCCATCCTTCCATTAAAATTGGTGCCCCTAGCAGGAATTAAACCTACGTTCTCGCTTTAGAAGAGCGGAGTCCTTTCATTAGACGATAAGGGCCATATATTAAAATTGGTACACCCGCCGATAATCGAAATCGGTTAGTCGGATTAAAAGTCCGGTACATCGCCAGCAATGTTTCGAGTGCATTTTTGAAAATTAAAAAAGATGATATTGTGAGTGCAGATTTGAACTGCTCTTCCCCTTAGGATGTGCTTCCGAGTTACACCATATTCACTCATCATCAGAGAGTCACTCAAACATTTGTACTTCATGTTTGGCATTGGTAATTACTCAATGCAAAGTGACTCTCGTTAAAATTAATTCTGTATGTATATGAACTTTTCTACGCCTCTTCGGTTTTAACTACTTTGCAGTTTATTAGGAATTGCGAACCTAATAAGAGTATTCGTTATTAATCTAAAGGAACTCATCGCATTGAGTTTCTCCAACGTATTTCATTGTTTGTACCTTATTGCTAAGGTTTTTTGCCATACAGAAAAAGGGACTCCCAAGGTTGGTAACGCTCCAACTACCTAGTGTTTAACAGACACCCGCTCTGCTAGTGAGCTACTTGGGATTTAAAAATGGTGGGTACCGGACGTTACGCTCGTCTCCCCCGTGAAAGGAAGTGTTTTACAGACACTCTTCAGGAACTACCTGATTTCGTTACCCATGAAAGTTATTTATACAGAAAGAAAGTGGCAAGCTGAAGGTGAGATTCGAACTCACGTGAGGAATTGAATCCTTCCTGATTACAAAACAGGCGCCATCGACCACTAAGCGACTCCAGCATTATTATATAATTCAAAAAATTTCTTAAAAATAGGACCATTAAAGGATATACCTATAGTACTAAATGCTTTACTCAAAACCCCATGTTTATCGTACTCTATTTTAAGGGCTTCAAAATTATCTTTAACTATATTAGGTTTTGCTAAACATTCACACTTTCTAGAACAAAATCGCCTGGGGTATTTATTGGCAAATCGTTTTGAACAATTATCACATATATATTGAAGCTCGAATTCTTTCCACTTATTACGACCTTTCACCCACCCAACAGGTATCGGAATCAATCTATTTACGCAAATATTTTCTTTTAATTCTATATTCGATATAAAATGATTTCCGAAATTTGGGTTACGGTCTCCTTTATTTGCTATTTTCATTATCTCAGATGTATATTTCGCGCATTCAATCCTAATCCATTCATACAATCTGGCCGATTTTATAAAAGGTTTATCAGGATCATTCGAATTCTTTCTTTGCATATTATGCAGTGCGAATGAATTTTGAGAGCATCTTTGAAATCTTGCAAGTAACAAATGAGCCATATAATGTTCTCTCGCAGTCAAATTTACTCTATTGTGTTTATCATCAGAACCACCTAAAGATGATGGGATTATATGATGATTTTCCTTGTATCCAGAAGTTACTGGATTTTGTTGCCGATTTAATATAAGATCGTTATAGATTTTTTCATAGTTCATATAATCTATTTATACTGAACTTACACTACCAAATTACAAATATTGCACTGCACTAGCCGGAGTACAAAACCGGTTCATCGCTATCTATGATTTGGAAGCATATAGAAAATGTTCGAGTTGCAGTTTAATGCTGTAGGGACCCGTCGCTCCTGTAAGGCAATGCACCACACATTGCAGATTATTTGAAAATGGTTGCGGATGCATTCTCTGCCCATGCGATCTTCGCCTTATGAGGACGACGAGATGACTGGATTCTCCAATCCGCGATTATAGTTATTTATATCAAACAAAAAATGGTCCCCCCGGTTGGTGCTGCCCCAACGACCTACCGATTATGAGTCGGGTGCTCTCCTGTTGAGCTACAGGGGGATATATATAACCTCTGAGGATTCCTGTACCCCGATTATTTCATACCGACCGAGTTATGTCGGAATCTTGAATGTTTTCTCTGTGATTGATTCGAACAATCCCATCTTTCATCGTCACTCTATACTGCAAGGACGAGTTGAACGTCACCAATGTGTCATATTGCTCACCATGAGCTTCAAAGAAAATTGGTACCGATGACGCGATTTGAACACACAAACTATTTAAAACGTGGGTTTTTAAGACCCAAGTGTATTTCCAGTTCCAACACATCGGTATTTATTATAGAAATTGGTGACCTGGATATCTCGTCATTATTACAATCAAGCGACCATCTTCTGGGTTTATTCGCTTTTATTTTGTGCAGACGCAGATCATTTATTATAGAAATTGGTTGGCTGGAACACATATTCATTTAACCCAGGTAATCAATGGGCACCATTATTTAATAAGTTGAGATATGGAAGATTCGAACTTCCTTGGGTAGCTGCGAAAGGCTACATGGTTGAGCTTGTCACCGGGCTTTTTCTAGAATTAAAAATTTATCGGCTAACATTTTTGAAAAGCCGTATTGTTACAACCCACACTGGGGAGCAAATGGCAAATGTTTTTTTTGCAAATGGGCCGAAAAGCTCCTTCAGAAATTTAAGGGTATGTCAAAGATCGGGGTTTGTAATCAACCAACTAAATCAGTTTTTGTGAACTTAATTCAATCAGTCGCTTACGGGCTTATTGTAACAGGTTTTTACAAACTTGTAAACAATAAAATAGAAAGAATTTATACACCAATTCCTTTTGATTATCCGTTGTCCGTTTCCACTAAAGGATTGAGAGGCTGACAATAATCAAATGTGCTATTAAAATTAACGGGTGTTACCTTCTGTCATTTAACCAGCATCTCCTGGCACCGTTTTAAATTTATACAAGATCAGATACGGCAGCCTCTTGGAGGACTGGAGGAGACACTTAGAATCGAATTTCTTCAATTCTTGGTCACGGAGTTATTATAGCAGAATTTTCAGAGATCGTAAACAAGAAAGTTGAACTATTTTTTACAGACCATGTTCATGCCTCATTCCGAGGGCATGACATTTTTGATAGGCTGCAAAAGACTTAGCTTCAAGATCGTGTTGACCTTGAGGAGTGACAAACACACTACCGAGATAGCGATCTTCTTGTTGAAGAGCGTAATTGTAATCAGTAAGAGCTTTCTTCTGCTCTTTAGTGAGACGTGCTTTTGTAGTTTTCATAGTCGGTTTCGTTATGGGCTTAATATACACCAAAATTCGGTCCGTGTAAACAAAAAAGTACGTAAAAGGAGAAAATAATTTAATTCCCTTGATTTCCAATGGGTTACGGCGACGAAAATTCAGTCCTCTGTGGATTCTGAAGTGCTCATAGCAGCATTTCTTTGAGCCATCGTAGAAAATCCTCCAGATTTCCTTTTCATATCTTTGAGGATTGCTTCGATATTATCACCGCCCTTGGCAGCTTTTATAATATCCCTATCCCGAGAAGACAATTTTGCTCCAGGATTTTCATGAGCAATTGTAATAATTTTCTTAATTTCAGCTGCCGTCAATTCCTTTACCTCGTTTCCGTCAAGATCATTTACATCATCTCCATAATGATTATAGAATTTAGAATCAATACCTGCCCAATAGAAATCCTTGAGTTTTAGATTTGTCTTCAGAGATTCTAGATTCTCTTTTGTAATATCTTTTTCTCTACACCAAAAGACAATCACAGTATGAGAAATATTTTTCGTCCAAATACGACCCGACTTAGTTGAAATTTTTGAATTACCATTAGTTATATTATCTATATTCTGTTTATCTATAGCATAGTCTGTATCTTTATCCGATAATTCTCCAAAACGTTTCAGATCTTTAGTTTTATAATTGGTAATAATATCCTGATATAAATTATTATGAGTTTCAAAGGGTCCAGAATTATAAACCAAGATCTCATCTGGTCCAATAAACCCAAAGGGACCTAATGATTCATGCCACCTAAAAACTTTACCATCAAAATAAGCTTTATCTGGTGTTGAATTATAAGCATTAAATTTCTTACTTGATTCGGATAAAATAGATAAAGCTTTTTTGATAATAGAATTCATATAACTTATTTATCAATTTTCAATGATTTCTTTTTTACTCGACTTCTTAACATCTTTCTCAATCTTAGCTTTTGCAACATTTCTTTTCTTCTCCCGAATCTTATTCCGATTTTCAAGACGTTCCATTACTTGATCTGTAGTAAACCATAAATCCTTATCATTTGATAACTCTTCTAATTCCTTTTCAGTTAAGAAATCTGTATAAGCATCTCTGAAGATTTTTTCGGTCCAAGCTTTTTTATTCACAATATCTGAATACATTTCTCCTCCTTTGCCAATAGCTCCGCCAGAGTAATTATGTATGAGAAAGAGAGCAGAATTTGTCAACTCCCATTCATCAGCTGCAAGAAAGATGAGAGTTGCCGCCGACATACAAGCTCCTTCAACACTTACAATAATATGAGCATTTGTTTCTGATAATACTTGAAGGAATTGTACCGCTGAAAAAAGTTCGCCTCCTTTAGAATTTATAATGATTCTAATCACATCAGAATCCCTTGCATTCCTCATTTCATGAAACCATTCAATATATTCAGATGGTTCTCCTATATCATCAACAAGATAGTATGTTTTAACTGTACCATAATCATAACTAAATGATTCTCGTGGCCCAGTTTTGAGCATTTCCATTAAACCTTTTTGACCGTTATGGTTTTTAGACACTACTGTACGATATTGTTTTATTGAGGACATATTGTGTATATTATGATTTTAAATAACAGAAAGCTCTAAAATAGGATGATTATAGATTTTCATAAGAATGGATTCATTTCTAGGAGTGAATTGAATGTAGTTCTATCAAGATCCGACATTGGAAGTCGAATATGCAATTCAGAATAAAATCCTTCAGCTAGTTTTTGCGGATCAGGTACTATCTGAGTAATTCCAAGTACTCGATTCGTCCATTGTTCCCAGGCATCTTTAAATACAGTGTGAACCTTTATGCCCGACTCCCGCACAAGTTTTGCAAATAATACCTCATCATTTCCCCATCCAATTGCGATTAATTGTTGATTAATATCTCGGTGTCCATCCACATTTAAGCCGAGAGCCCATGTCCATTCAATTAGTTCAGTGAAATCCATCGGCACGGGTGACATAACCTTAGACCATACATCATGATGAGCTATAATCGACCCCGTTGCGAGATGTTCTTCACTTCCAAAAGCTGATACTAGTTTATTATCGGGAACATCCTTAATAGCATTAAGGAAGCGTCTACTAGCTGGGAACTGATCCATACCAGTTACGGCAACAACCTCACCTGGGAATAAACGCGGTCCATGGATAATTGCCATAGTTGCCTTCCAATTTCTCCCGGGTGGAGGTGTAAATGGAACAGTGCTTCTATCTTCAAGAACACGTACATCACCAGTCTTCGGAATCGCAGCTGCATTAGTACCATTTGATACAAATACTAGGCCAGTTTTAATTCCCAGCTTTGCCCACAGTTTCTCATGCATTTCATAGAATCCTTCATAAAAAGGATTTCCATCCCACACTAACATTACTCTATCAATTTTCATTAAGTTAATATTTCCAATTATTTGCTTCACGATCAAGATCACTAACAACAGCCCCTGTGGCTGCATACGGATCCATGATACAAAGAGGGTGTTCTGCAAGCTCATGAGTGATGGTTAGTCCCATATTATTACAGATGAGTTCAAAATACTTCCATGTCAGATTCCGACATACATGTTCAGATGTCCATCCCATACGGGTTGTTAGCCAATTTTTCTCAGTCCATTGTCGGAGTTCTGGAAAGCTAGACTTATCACAACGGGTCAAAAACTTAGTTTTGTATAATGCTGTCATAGTTTTAAGCATCGAAATGCGGTCATTATGAGAAAGAGTAGCATACTCATTATTGTATTGTTTAATGTCGATATCATAGAATAACATTCCATGCCAGTTGGGAATCCGTAAAACAGTCTCTGCATTACAGTTTAATGATGTGAATACGTTCTGTGGCTCATCTTCAAATGTATTAAGAGGACCACAATGTTTTAAGCTCTCACATATAAGAGTATCTACATGTGAGAATCTGAAATCTTTTAATCTCTCGGCAGTGCAATCAGCTATATCAGTTCCTAAACCTTTCCACATCTCTACTGGATTAAAGCATACCAACTCAAACGGATTTCCATTCAAACCATTGTAGGCTCTAAAATAGTTCAGAATGGGAACAATACGACAACTTCCTACTATACAGATTGTATAGAAGGATTTAGGATTACCAAATGAATATTCATTTCGTTCATAATGTTCTCGAAGTATATTAGTTGTGATTGGAGTCATTAGCTTACAAGGATATCAAATTGTGGTTCAGTCCATTCAAGGTCTTGTGGATATATCTGAAAATTACTATAACCGAGACTTTTGAGACGTTCAACAATATCATCAGCACAACATCCATTGGTTTTTAGAGCTTCAGAATTGATCTCGATAAACATAATCGGGCGATGTTTTTTAAGGGTCTTCGATATTCCTTGTATTACGTCATATTCCCATCCTTCTGCATCTATCTTAATAAATCCTGGTGGGGGAAGATCAAGAAAATCTAAAGGAATTGCTGATACTTCAATAGAGCCATCAAATGTAACTCTAGACGCTCCCGCATTATCATATTGAGCAAGCCGGAGCTTTCCTTCCGCTGCGGAAGCTGCAATATTAAGCAGAGTGGCTTCTGGACAATTATGTGAAAGACACTTGAATGCGAGAGGATTTGGTTCTACTGCAACAACATTTTTTCCAAGGTCAAGATAGAATCTTGTGTGATCTCCGATAAAAGCTCCGATATCCCATACTACTTCAATATTATCGAGCCACGGAGTCATGATCTCAAAAAGTGCAGGATCACATTTAATTGTTCCCCATTCACGAGACCATTTTGATATATGAGTATCATTAGCAATGACCCATTGACCGTTCGGCAATTCTTCGATTTCGTTCATGGTTGAAAGAATGGGATTTGATGTTCCTTTGAGATAACCAATGTATGCGGACCATAACATGTATAAATACGGGAGTTGCAAGGATTAGCAGTAATCCAATCTTTTAACGGCTGTCGATATTCATCAAAATTGGCATCATGAAATAGTACATATCGTGATGTATTAGCAAACATATAAAACCAGTCCAAACGATCATCGGCCTGATCATCAACAAGTACTACTCCCCATTGTTGTTTTGATAATTCTTCAAGTAATTCCCGGTTCTGTTTCAAGACTTCATGAGACGGACCAGAATAATTCATAAATTTCAATCTCCATTCATCATGCATTTCTGTCGTAACAAGATGATGTCCGAGTGCGGAACAGATAGCATGAAGACATGGTGTGGAGAAATGACCAGATCCGATTTCAAGTACTGGTCCATTACCAACGGCAACACACGCCATCAATGGTGGTAAATGACTTCCCCAATTTAAAGTTTCTATAGCAGGATTAGTTTCATTCATTTTATTATTTCTTCTATTTATTTTATTTTTTTAGATTTGATATTTCTGATTCTAAGAATGTCTTGGGGAATAATAGAAGAATCTATTATATCAATTGTGCAATCCGGCCATAGAAGTCGAATAAATGTAGATAATCGAGTTTGATCCTCAGGATTAAAGAGACGTAGATCATCAATTAGAATAATATCATCAAAACTACGCGGACTAAAGCTCAAGGCGATAAGTTCGTTAATAAGTGGAAGGTCTGGTTGTAATAGATTGAAGTATCCGATTGGATGAGCATCAAGCCAAAAAGTTGCTGGAGCATCTAGTGTAGAAACAATATTGGCAAGAAATAAAGCTGAGTCTCCAAAAGCGAAAACAATGTTTGATGATTGTGGTAGAGGTTGATTAACATCCCATTTATTATCCGATTCAAGATCAACAGTCCAGATTCGCTCAAACCCAGCCTCAAGTGCTGCTCGTACACCTTCCCCAAGATAAGTTCCTGTTTCTACAAATATGGGGTTCAAATGAGCTCTAAGTATATCGGTATTTAATGGCATATCAAATATTTATTGATAGTATTTCTTCTATTTGTTGTTTAATATCGGGGGTAACCCTACCCCAAGACCAAAATTGTTTGGCATATAGTTCAGGTAAAGGATCTTTAGATGAATCAATAAAATTAAATTTTTCAGGCATAAACTTTTCGGCAATAGCTCCAAGAATATTAAATTCGGATAGTTCTCTACCAGATACTTCATTAATAAATTGTGTAAAAGTTCTACCACAATTCTTTTCAATATGAGTTCTCGTAAATTCCAATAAGTCTCTATTATATGTTAATGGCATACGTCGCATATATTCAAACTCTACTGGAAATCCTACCGCATTTTCTGTTATACTTTGCCACGGACACTCAATTGTATTATATGCGGTTTTAACTAGATTTATACAGCCCGACTCAGATATTATTAAATTTGGTGCTGTATCTCGTATGAAGATTACATCAGAATCAACAAAACAAATTGCATCGGATTTACACCAAGTATCTGCCAACATTTTAGTCCCCTGTTGACCAACATAATCATCTGTGTTTAATTTATCACAAATATAAAATTCAGTTCCAAATTCAGAAGCTATTGGCTCAATAACTATTTTTGATGATTCAGGAGTTACTATAATAATATTAGAAAAATTCTTACAAAATTTATGTATAGATTTAAGACAATATGGTAACCATTGAGCATCTCCTACATATGTACGAATAAAAATATCTATTGTTTGCATTATATTATATTGTTATTATTCATGTAATTTTGGTTCTGTGGAGAATACAGCAGCAGCTAATTCTTTTCCACTAAGTTTACCAGATTTATACGCAACACGCAATTCATCAATAGTGTCATGCAATTCATGAATTACATCTATAATCTTATCGTGCTTTTTAGTCATAAGTTCAGAATCCAAATTTTCAATTAGATCAAATAAATGATCATTAATGGATTTCTTCTTAGGAGATTCCGATAATATTAATTTTCTCTTTGAAGGAATTTCCAGAATGGTTAATGCTGTATCGACAATAGACTTCATATATCTATTTATATTTTTGTAACAGCATCATATTCTTTTATAGCTTTACGTACTTCCGGTAACCATTTAAACGTATCTTCAATGAATATTAAAGGTTCTTTCTGATTTTCCACGGCCATTATAATTACATTTTGTTTAATTGGAATTCCAGTTCTTTCATAAAATGCTGCTGCATAAAATGCCGCTTGAATAAAGTAATTATGAATCCAGGATCTAAGTTTTGCCTTGGAGGAAGTCTTAAAGTCTATAACAGATAACTCTCCATCATATTCAGCTATAAGATCAACTCGACCTGCGATTTTGAATATATCAGAATATAAAGGAACTTCTTGCATAAGAACCTTTCCTATATTTTTATTAAGAACGTTTTGAATAGATCGAAACAGTTCCTCCCCTTGGGTCCCTTTATTATCTCCAAGATAAGCTTTAACATTATTGAGATAATTCTCGGCAATACTATGCATCTCATTACCTCTAGTACAAGCCTGATTTGAGATTCTATCAGCTTCTATATCACCTACTCGTTTTCTCCATTCAGCAATTGAGTCTTTACTCTTAATCCCTAGTACAGTTGTAATAGAGGGATATTGTGCTCCTGATGGGGTTACATAAATTCTTGTTCCTTCTATTGAAGCGTCTCCAAGAGTTTTATATCCAAGATCAATGGGTTCATGTAGAAATACTGGTCGTTTCATTAATCCAAAAATATGTTCTGTTGAGTTTTCTTTTTATCTCTTTCTCGGCTTTTTTCCCACTTATCAGCTTTTCGTTTATTAAAGGATTCTGATTCTTCATAGTAATCAGACTGTTTAGTTCCAGAACCTTTATGTTTCTTTCCCTTACTCATAACTCATATATTATTACCTCGTCTCTATTGTACACCCTTTTCCAGAACCTTTTTTTACTCGCTTGAGTACATCATTCCATTCATGCCCAGCTCTTTGAAGAACAGTCTTATTACCATCATAAGAAATAAAGAGTTTTCCAATAATTCGTTTAACAAACCCTAATTTATTACATTTTGGACATGGTAAAGCCGTAGGAGTATCTCTAAATTGAATCCCGTGAGTCTCCTCCCAAATTTCTCCACATTTTTCACATTGAAAATCATAGCGCATAATTTTATATAGTTAACAATCTAAAGGTTCTACAAACTTCCATTTCAATCCAACTTTATTCTCTGCAAATATATTCAATCGAATAAACTCTCCAATAGCCTCATCATATACTGTATAAAATGGGTCATAATGTTCTTCATGCCCGAGAAGAATAACAACATTATCAAAGCATAATTTATTTGAACCATCATAATACTTTACCATATATCTACCTCGTTTTCTAGGAAACTCGGAAGTCCATTCAACCATAAAAGAAAGGCCTTCTCTGAATTTCTTAGGGTCTGATCTATCTCGATCACCCTTTCCAGCTTGAGTTTGCCGTGGATTATTTCTCATACATCAAAACATAAAGGGAAACAAAAGCTGATCTTCTGGATATTCTGTAGTAATAGACGTTTCATTATTATTTTGGTTCATACTTGTGTTGTTTCAGGATTTGGTAATAGTGTAGGAAAAGCTTTTACAACAAGATTTTTTGTACATAGAGGATACAACTTATGCAAAGTCTTATCTTTTGCTGCACATAGAATTTCTGCATCTTTGGCAGAAATGGATTCAAGAATTCTGATAAACGACATCTCTCTTTTAATTGGAGTTATATTTGGTTGTTCTCTACACAATCTTGGGAGAATATCCAATTGTTTCTTGAGAGACATATACTGAAGGCCGTTCGGAATTAGGGATGGTGTATATGGAGGAGAACCTTCAGGTAATAATAATTTAATTCCAGGATGGAATGCTAATTGTAATAGTGTCTTTAATTCATATGTTGCATTATCTTGAAATATTTTTACTCTTTCAGATAGAGATTTTGTATTCTCAAGCAATGCCAATATTTCATATGGCAGTGGTTCGATGTGTCGTCTATTAATCATAATAGTTTATGTATATGCTTTTATTTAACGAAAAAATCTTCTGTGCATTCAACTAGATTAACACATCTATTTGCAATAAGATAATTGAAAACTTTACTATTACCAACTAATGGTGCCGTGATATATGCATCCCAAATTTGTTTGGTAATAATATCAGGAATCTGAGATAAATCAATCATTTGTTTGTTGCGTTCGAAATGTTTATATTCTTCTTCACTAAGAACCGTTTCCATTTTATTTTCCTTATATGCAGGAAACCATTCATCAATCTTTTTAGATGAAATTGAAGTTTGTCGAACACCATCTACAAATACATTATCATCGGATTTTATATTGGGTACACCATCCGAACTGCAGCCCCTCATTACTTGCTCCATTAAAAATTTCTGAGGATCCTTTTCAGTCAACATTTTTTTTGTAGTAGGAGAATACTGATATACATTTTTATATTTTTGAAGCTGAATAAAGTCATGATCGGCTGATATAATCATAACATCTTCGTTTGCTCCAAATTCTTGTGTAGTCTCCACTAAAGTTGCGATAATATCGTCTGCCTCAACATTTGGTAAAGAAATTACCCGATATGGCATAAATTCTGTAATTTCATCTCGGACTTTTCCAATAATTCGAAAAATTTCAGTCCAGTCCAAATTGCTCTTTTCTCGATTCTTTTTACGTCCCGCTTTATATTGTGGAAAATATTCTTTGCGCCAAGATCCTCCATCGCAACAAATAATAGTTTGACCAAACTTGTCTCGATATTTGAGATTTAAGGCTCGAATATTGTTGAGAATTTGGTGACGTAAAAGGCCTTCGCAAATTTCATTTTTTGCACAGACGAAAACTGTACTGATGCTGATACCGCTAAAATCAATAAGGATCATTTTAAATAATATTGTTTGTTGTGTAACCCTATTATAGCATACGTTTGAAAGATTGTAAACAAATGGTTTAATTAATCCAAAGATCTTTTATGTGGATTGCATTGATTTTCCCTGCAATAATGCCGTTATAATATTCTGACCGGCGCAACAGCACTTCTTTAAGTATTTGGTGTTTCATTTCAATATAATTGAGAACACCTTTACTTTTTGCAAATTCTAGAATTTCTCTATGGAAATCATCCGGTCTCAATTCAACTTGTTCTTTCACTGTTTCCGATGAACCGTGATAAATAGACCAATCAGACTCTATTATTTTTGTTCGTTTTCTTTTTTGTCCTTTGAGTGGTGGTAGTTTTCTTTTTGATAATAAGAGTTTCTTACCAATATATTTCATATTATTTGATATATCAGTAATCTCATAAACAAAGCCAATCATTCCTGCATTAATATATTCTTGGGCTAATTCTTGTGTAAATTCGACTCCTTGATATATCCATGAGTTCATAGATTATATATCAAGTTTTCAATCCCAATCATAATCTTCGTCGGAACAATATTCACCATGAGTTCCACAAAAAGGACAAAAATTAGGAACTCCTTCATCTATATCAAACCCTCTATCTGAATCTATGTCATCCTCAACACCATTGAAATATTTAATAGCATCATCATCCCATGAGATTTCATATACTTGTTTGCAAACAGAACACTTATTTTTTTCTATCATAAATGTTATTTATATGCCATCTTCAACTGATTCAGAAGTCTGAGTTTTTGCTTTCTTTTCTACAGGCGTTTTAAATCCTCCATGTGTTTTCTTTGCAATTAAGTTAGTTAAATCTTGATCCATAGTGCCCGCTAATTTACCTGGAGAGAACTTTTTCAATACTTCTTTTTCTTCTTCGGTGAACTTTGCATTAGGTTCGAAATGTGCTCTAGCAAGAATACTAACAATATCCTCATGAGTAAAATCCTTGTACGCTTTCTCCACTGTATTTTTGCCTCCAAGTTCTTTTACTTTATTACCATATACATTAAAGAATTTAGAATCTAAAGCACACCAATAGAAACTCTTAAGTTTAAATTCATTTTTAATTGTTTCAAGATCGCTTGGTTTAATATCATTTTCTTTACACCAGAATACTACGATCGAATCCTTTTTAGTACCTCTATTTTTCCATAGACGCCCCGACCTGGTTTTAATTCGTGTAAAATGATCAGCTAGTTTAAGGTGTTGATAGTTGATTGCATACTCTAAATCTTTTTCTGTTAATTTATCATCTTTAGGTATATGTAATCTAAAATATTTTAAAAGCTTATCTATACTTGATTTGTTATAGTAGAGAAAATACGATTTTAAGTTTGAAAAAATTATAGTATGAGTTGCATTACGACCCTCCTGGCTATTTTTAATATATACCATTACACCTTCTCCAGACCCAATAAAACTAAATGCACTTGTCGCGTCGGGCCATCTATAATAATCATTTTTAAAGTCCAAATCATCTGGATCTGTACCCTGTATAGGAATCCGCTCAGAATCATTTATTGATTCTCTTAATATATTCTGAGCAATTGTGATTAAATGACTATACATTATTATATTTATATTATGAGCAGACAGACCAACCACAACTCTTGCAAACCTTACAACCTTCAGAATATATAATACTTTCTTTATTGCATACCGGACAAGTTGAGCCCACTACTTCCTGACCATCTTTAATATATTTTTTGAGAACTCTCGCAATCGCAGATGGTAAACTAAACATATCATCAGAGCTTTTTTGCATCTGATCAACAATGAATTCAATAGGTACTCCATGTCGCATCATTGTCGAACCCATTCGGAATATAGCTTGTTCTTGCGGAGTAAAATGTTGAGAAAAATCTGAAATTTCTAAATCTCCTATAGTTAAACTATATTGACCGCGTTTAATCTTTGTAATTTCTCCATTCGCAGACTTTTTGATATTGAAACCATTGGCATGTCCTCCGAATATTTCGTATGGTTGGTTATTAAACAATCCTACAGCCACAATATATTTATCACCTTTTGCTGTTATACAATGAACTTCAACAGGTAACGTTTTTGGCCGCTTAGGTGCAACATTAGTGTTTATAGAAATAAAATCTGGTTCGTTTTTTGTTTTCAAAACTGATACCATTGTACCTGCTCGATAAGTTGTAATACCCTTGATAGTTCCAGATTTATACGCATTTAGATATACGTCTTCAAATAATTCAAAACTATAATCATTAGGAATATTTATGGTTTTACTACAAGATGCATCCAACCATTTTGTAAAACCAATCATATCATGTAGATGTTCATCAACTGATAAATTGGAGGTTGTTGCAGCCCAAGGAGCAGTAGCATCCCATTCACCAATAGATTTTAAATATGCAACCGAAAAATCTTCACAACTAACTTCTCTCGTCAATCCTCTATTCTTATCTACTTTATACTTTATCCCACTTATAGTAGCAGCTAATAATTTATCACTACCTTCAGTAATATATTTAAAGGTGTCTGTTTCATGGAAATCTCCCTCCCAATATTTTGGAACGAGTGATAGCAATTCGGTTGGACAATTTTGAACAATAACAGTTCTAATATATTCCGGCATAAAAATAGGTTCACAACCACCAGAGATATTATTAGCAAAGATTGATGTATTTCCAGTTGGTTGAATCGAGAAAAATGAGCTATTTCTTACACCATATTTGCCAACCCGTTCTCTTATAGATTCTGGTAATTCAATAAGATTGAAGAAATTACATTGAGCATGTTTCTGGGGAATACACCCTACAAACTTCCCTTTCTCTATCGCTAAATTTACAGATTCATCAATCACACTATAACAGATTTTTGACATAATAGTCTTTTTAATTTGATCAGCTTCTTCTGATGCAAACTTGATTTTTAGAAGATATAATAAAGAACCCCAACCTAGAATACCGATACCAACTCGGCGTAAGTTTCTAACAGCATTTTCATATTCCTGCAAAGGTACTACGGTTAAATCATTAACATTGTCTGAAAATCGTATAGTCAATCTAGCAGTTTTTTCAAGTCCTGATAAATCCAAAGTATTCGTATTTGTATTAAATAGCTTTACAAGATTAATTGATAATAAATTACAGCTTGAAAATTGTGGCATTGTTTGTTCAGAACATGCATTTGTTTCTTGTATTCGAGATTCACCATAATTAAAACAGTATGTTTCATTTGCTCTATCCAAAAATAATACCCCAGGTTCAGCCCTATTATAAGTGGACTTCATTATCAAATCCCATAGATGTAAAATCTTAACAGTTTCGTGCACAATAACATCAAATCCCTTTGATTCCCAGGTAAAAATATCACCATCCCATTCCTCTTTATATGAGGGATGTTTTGTATCAGGGAATACTAGATCCCATGTTGTATTTTTATCAAATTCTTTTGCATAGATAACCTTATCCATGAATTCATTAGTACAATATACTGACATATTAAACTTTGTCAATATACCTTCAGTTTGTTTGGCTGTGATAAATTCCATAATAGATGGATGCCAACAACCCAAAATAGCCATCTGAGCTCCTTTACGAATCTTACCCTTTTTTTCTTTCTTGTTAGACGTTGTACCAGATCCAGAAGTGATAACATCGGAAGATTTATCGAACAACTCCATAAATTTTACCGGTCCAGGAGATTCTACTCCAACTCCATAGATGAATGAGCCACGAGGTCTAATAAACGAAAAATTCAGTCCCCATCCGCCTTCGGATTTCAGTGTTAGAGATTGACCATTTAGAATTTCTAAAATTCCCTTCAACGAATCACAATCGTATTTTGGTCTTCCCCCAGTGAAGCAATTTATCATGCTCACATTTTTCCATTGAGTACCCGCATTTGCTAAAATTCTACCCCCTGGAACAAATCGTAAATTTGACAATTCATCAAGGAATAAATCTGTATATTTACTTTTAGATTCTTCATTTGTTTCAGCAGATGCTATAAATTTAGAAACTCGCTTGAAGGTATCAATAGGATGAGTTTCATCGTGGTTTCGAAATGTTGATTCCCAAACTTCTTTGCTAAACTCATTTGTAAAAAAATTAGTTGTGTTTTGTAATTCGATTTGATTCATGTTGTGTTATTTTATATAGTTTCTCGAAAATAGACGTAATTCTAGTGTGAATTATAACACACTTTATCGTTGAAGTAAATGATATTTTAGATACCGTTACTGGCTTTGCGACGAATTGAACGTAAAGCTCCAGTATCTTTGTTTCTGAGAATTATTGTGTGTTTTGGATTTTTTTGAGCATAAGTCTTAACGATCTTTTCCTCATCAATTTCATCACTCAAATAATTCTTCCAACGAGCGAATTTGTTGCGACCAACCTCAAATTTCTTAAATGTATCAGATCCCACATCAAATAATCTCCAATCAGTTCGTTTCAAAATTGAATCTTCTCCTCCATTTTTCAGATCGGATGATTTCATTCCAAGAGGAAATGCTGGCATTGATACCGCACCACTTCCTGCAGTCATATCATCGTTAATTACATGATCTTCTTCTATATTGCTCATATCCTTATTTATAATTGAACTTGGGACAAATCAGAACTTGTTACAAATATAGTTTGTTTAGTTTTTTCATGGATTGCTGGATACACAGAAATCCCAAATATAGATCCCACAGGTTTAACGCCTTCTTCTATATTCACCATACTATTTTTCAAAGCAAGTACTTCTCCGGTTTTAGGTAATGCAATATCATTCAAAAGTTTATAGGTACCAGCTATAATTGAAATATCCTCTTTAAGAATTCGAGATGGATCTGGGTAAGAACCTGTAATTTCATGTAATATCATGGCTATATGAGAATCATTCATACCAGAATTCTCTTTGATTAAGTATAGAGCGGCAGCATATGAAGCTATGGTGGATTTTCCTAATGGAATCTTGTTCAACAATTTTTTCAAATTAAAAACTATTCGATGAAATAAAGTATATTTACTATTCTCAAAAGCAGTTCTTGGACGACGTATTAAATTTCCTTTATTGTCAATAAGACCTGCTTTATATGCCCCTGTTTTAATCCATGGTGTAGTAAGTAATCGCAAAAAACGAAAACTCATTATTGTATCAGCGGCTTGAATTATTGCTCCCATAGGATATATTAGATTTGTTGAAGTTTTTTCACAATGAACAGATCGACTGGTATATTGATATACTCTTCGTCTGTAATATAATTTAAATACAAGAGAAATGTTTTAAGAGCAGGAAAATACTCTTCATTGAACTGAAAGAATAACATTTGTGTGGAAGCCTTCATGAGAAATACATTGTGAATTGTAATAATCTCATTTAGAATTTTACGTTCTTCCAGGATATTCTTCTCAAGATATTTTTTAAGTAAGCGCTTTACTATTTTAAATCTGGCGACATCTTCATAAAACTCTCGAATATCTAAAATCCTTGGATTATTATAGTGCCGGGCGGCATAAACCATGAAGTTTTTCTGAGTGAGAGTGGAGATTAACAAAGGCATATATTTTATATATCAACCATCTAAAAGATCAGTGACTGTAGTATCTGCTTGCCACATAAGACAACTCCAATAGTTCGCTTTCCACTTAGGACCTGGATTAGTATCACAATGATGCCGCAACCTATAATTTTTTAGATGTTCTGGATTGTCTCTCTTGATTTCCATAGAGGGGTCACCAAATCCTAGCTTGATGACATTTCCCTTTTCATTTCGTACATAAACATAAAACTTGTGTTTTTCATCATCGGAACGCCATGGTTTATTCAGAGTTACAGTACGACCATGATACTCAGCAGTTTCAACCAAGGAGCTGCTATAATCTTCTCGAATTTGTTTCAGAGTTTTCATTGACATGATTTAACTAAAGCTGCTTCCTCATCTCTCCGATCAAGAAGTCCTTGCATATGAGAATTGATCCATAACCGTTTCATAGATACGATTTGTTGTGAGATATAATCATAGATGTTATCTACTTTGATCTTACCGGAGATAGCATCTCTAATATTAAGCATTTCTCTGTGTGAGTCTCCTATAACAGATCCTCCTCTATTGAACACCAAGGATACAAGTGCTCCAAATGCATCTTGTTTCAGCTTATCAGACCCAGGGAATGATGTGATAGTCTCCTTAATATATCTTGGAATATCACGGTTTTTGAATACGAGTTCAGCAGACTCCCATGGAATTGATATATTTTTCAAGGATGTTATAACGGCTTTTGCAGCTAATCCAGACTTACCAAGTTGTGTCAAAAGAGTAGTATAAACCTCTGAACTCAACAGAGATTTCCAATCGGATTCAAACTGTTGTGCTGAACTGAATCTTAAATCATATCCAATTCCTATCGTGACGCCACTACTACCCCCAGGAAATTCCGGAGATTTGAGCTGTGAATTGTAATACTGTCGTCCACCACCAACTTCATACTTAATAATGAGAGCATATGCAGCATCGGATATAGTGATCGCCGATAAAGTCTCAATGGGAAGTACAACACCTAATTGAGATGCTATAGCTTTCCATGTTACTGGTCCTGCAACTCCATCAGATACCAAATTTAGCTTGGTTTGAACGGCTTTGATCAAATTAATTGTGTTATCCATGCTTTTTTGCTTTACAAGGTTTTGATGGTTTGTTATAATTAATATAGAAAATAAATTAAAAAATCTTTTAAAAAGCTCATCAAAAAACTATATAGATACAACGGGACGTTGCTGAATTACCTAGTAATATATTAAAACTTCTTATAAAAAACTTAAAATTGAATAAGGAGACTCCGAAGGACATCCTGCAAGGATGTGAATAGTATTACATTAGTAATAAATCATTAATCTTTAGATCTTAAAAATATCTATAATAACTTTAAGTTTCTTCTAGTTGCTCCAAAGAAAAAATGGATGGAAGATTTTTAGGATTTTCTTGAAAAATATTTTAAATATGGTTTCCAAGCAGACTTAATTTGTTCATTAGTTGCTTCAGGATACATCTTTTTATGTTGTTTTTGAAATTCATCAAATTTTGTATAATCTGTAGCTTCATTGGCAATAGAATTATCTATCACTTCATCATGGGTTACATCTTCATTCTTTTGAGCAGCATACCAAGCTCCTAAACCCATTTCAATACGCTTCTTTTTAGACTTACCATCAAAGATAGGATTTTTGGAATGAACAAAATCATGAATCCAAACTCTAGCTTCATCATTTGGATTTAGAACTTCTTCCAAAGAAGATTCATCTAGCTGTTTTATTAATTGAAAAATTTGTTTCATATATACATCATATTTTGCTTGATATGATCTAGGACTTATAGAACCTTTAGAATTTAGTTTATCAAGTTCTTTTACTTGAACCATAATATCAGCAATCTTTTTTGTAGTGCTTGAATGATCATAATCTGGTATTGAGTCACTATCTTCAAGTCCTAAATCTATTTGGGGTAACTTGGAACGCTCTTCAATCTCTTTTAAAGCCTCTCCAAGATTTTCATACCAGAGTGTACCAACGTTATCAGCGATACCATAAGGCTTCTTTTCAGAATCTAGGATTACAAAGAAAGTATCATCCCATTTACCAGCTCGCATAGGAATTCCAAAAAGGTGTAGGATTTTTCCTTTGGGTGTAGTATATATATCCTTGGATGGATTTTTTACTTCCTTAAATCCCAACTTGTTTAAAGTCTTAATAGTCATCTTCCATGATACATCAAGTTCTACTGGAACAATGCCATGATCAATATCAACCTTTTCATATAGTGTTTCAGCTTGCTTATAAAGAGACTCAATAAGAATTCTTGCATCATCTGATTCTAAACTCTCATCAAGTAAAGATATTGTATTATATACATCATCAGTCTTTTCAATAATCTTAGATAAAGTCTTGAGAAGATCCTTTGTTATATCTGTAGATTCTTTAATACCTCTTTTATCAGATATCTTCTTTCCAATTATCCACAATTTTTTATCTTCTTTAGAAGATTTATTTGTGAGAGCATGAGTTTTTAACCAAAGAAGAAGTTCTTTATCCTTCATTCCGCGGAAGTTTATAAATTTAGGTTTTTCAACTTTTGTAGATTCTTCGATAGAACCTAATATGTGCGATAGTTTTTTCATGTTACTTATTTTTGTTTTTATTAAATTCTTCAAAGGTGTCTATTACTACTTGAATACTAGAAGGAAAAGTTTTAGAATTTGAAATCATATAATATACATATGATTCAATTAATTCTTCATCGATGTTCTTCTGCAATGATAATTTAGTTATAGCAATTGCTCGATCTTTTTTGAGAATGTCTTTATCTTTCTTTTCAAGAACATTACCATTACCCATAAGAGAAACCGATCCTTTTCTGGCTTCAGTATCTACAGATTTAACTATAGTAAGTCTTGGTCTAATATCAGTATTCTTTGGAGCCATTATAGGAGCTTCTTCATTTCGTTGAGCTTCATAGTATAGTTCCAGAGCTTTTTCAGTACGTTCTTCTTTAGTCATGTTATTGAATTGAGAATCTCTAGAATTTACAATTTTCTCAATCCAAACTTCAACTGGATCCGATTTTCTAAGAGTTTCTGAAAGATGCACAACCATATCTTTATTTATATTTTTGAATAGCATCTAGTTGTTCTTGAATAGGAATGATTATTTTATTCGGATCTCCTATATCGGTCTGATTAGAATGATATGAGCCCTTTATTGTTGACATCAAACGGTGATTAACCCATATAATAGATCCATCAGAGAACGTATATTCTGTAGATCCTCCATCCATCAGCGTATTTTTATTGACTACGGTAAGAGCTTGATTCTTAGCCTCATGAAGATCATTAATGAATAGTTTTATCCTCATCTCGCCATCAAGGGTTTCACATACTACAAAGTTTGTATGTCTCTCCATGATAATATATTCAATTCCCTTCATTCTCTCTGACCATACTTTACATCCAACTTTAAATAAATTACCCGAAATATATTGTTCTCTTTTTTCAGATATATCGTCAATTTTCGATATAGACTCAGATTTTACGCCAAACCCTTTTTTTACAGCATTAAACAACTCAGTACTATCCTTGAATTCAGGTGGAAGATTTTTAACAAATGAGATAAGATCGTCATTTAATACAAAATCCCGCATTTTACTTTCAGACTTCTTGATATTTCCAATGATTTTTATATATAGACCATCCCGGAATTTATCTTTAAATTCCTCCCGGATTTTATCAATATCTTTAAATCCAGACTCTATAACAAGTGTAAGTTTACTGAACTTAGCATCAAGAGCTTTGGTAATAACATCATGTATAGTCTCGACGTCTTTATCAATAAGAATGTTTCGTCCATAAGTCGGAAACATTTTTCGCATAAACTTAATTTTGTCTTCATAATTTAAAGGATTATTTTCTGAATCTACTTCGGGAGAAGCATATATTTGATATGTCTTTCCATTCTTTGCTAACTCAACAACCTTATCTAGTAATTTAGCATGATCTAAATTCGGCGGTTGAAATTGTGCAAAGGTCGCAACTAACTCTTTTTCCCGAGAAGCTGTGAATGTTTTAAAAGATTTGATTTTTTGCATCTACTTATTGTAAAGTTCTTTCGAAGCGACGGAGTCTTCTATTAATAACAGATTCATTTACAGTGTCATCTCTAGTGCAGATGTCTTGAGTGCCGTAATTCTGTCTCCCCGTTAGTCCACAGGACACTCTATCCCACAAGTACTTGAAGTGATCGTTATCATCTCCCAAGTATTTCTTGATTTTATCCAGAGCCCACTTCTGAAAGTTCCGGTCAAAGTCACAATGTTGACACACCAACCAGAAGTTCTTCCAATCTTTCTCAGAGAAAGATTGGAATTGAAATCCCTTCGCCTTGGTGATGAAGCCGATGTTGTCGGCCTTCTCTCCAAAGATATCATCCACTTTTCTACCGTGTTTCTTTGCGTAATCTTTAGATCCCTGATCATAGTCTCCTCCATTGCTCTTCACGAATGATATATACTGATTGCGCTCATTCTGATCCTTCTTCACCAGTTGCTCCAGATAGGAAGAGGTGTTTGATTCATTAACTTCTTGTTTCTGTTTTTCATATACAATCATTTCAAGAGTATTTGTAAATCGTCTAATAGATTCTTGAAGTTTAGTATCGGTGACACCTTGAATAATATCTTCCAACTTGATCTTATCAGAACCAGATAATACAGGACCTTTATTATAAGCGATACTCATAAGTTCATCTATTACTTCTTTTGGAGCGGCTTCTATAATTTCATACCAAGAATTGATATGCATTTCCTTAATAGAATCTTCTCCAATTTGCCCCCGGTGTCGCTTGATATACTTATATGTAATTAAACCAAGATCATCCTCAGGCATATCACCTTGAGTATAATCGACATTTATAAGATCCCTTAGACGCAATTCTTTTTTCATTTTGGTATATTTATTTATAGTTTCTTTAAACTATCAAACACCATGGGCAGATCGAATTCAAAGTCATTTTTAACCGATTTTGGATCTACTTTTGTAGCTTTAATTATTATAGAAGGATCAAACACTATTAACCATTCTTCAGAATAAAACCTGTTGAAATCAGCAGTAATTCCATGATCAGATAACCATTTAGCAACAATTGGACCACCATCTCCAGATAAAGCTTCATTATTCACTAACAGATTAATAACCGTATCTGCTCTATCATGGCCCTTTTTAAACCTATTTTTTAAATCTTGGGTAAGTTGTTGGCGGTTCTTGATTCTTATCGAAGATATAAGATTCATTACATCATTTAATTCAACTTTAACTTCATTTGGAAGTGTTATTTTATTTGCATCAATTTCTATTAATTGTACAATTTTATTACCGCCCGCATAGTCCTTAGCTCGATTATAACTTGTACTCATATAGATTCCAGGTCCGCATTCCCATCTTCCTTTTTTAGTAGGCATCACTATGGGTTTATTAAATTTCCATGCTGTTCCTCCATGATAAAATTTTACAATTCTAGAATTGGATTCGATTAATTGAATATTTTGTAGAGTATCTCGGACAATTTCTATTAAGTTTTTATTCATTCTTGATATTATATTTATAATTTCTTTATTCGAACCCTATTATAAATTTCCTATGATATTATGTTATCATATATAAATAATACCATATGATATCATTTCGCCAATTTATTTCCGAAGATGTAGCTTCTCAAGAACGTCAAGCTCTTAACATTCTTAATAGAAACCATATTAAAGATCCTGAAGACGTTTTTAATGATCTTAAAGCTATTACCGAACCATATCAGGCCGGTGATAATATAACAAGACCTGCAAGAAATCAAGCTCATCTTCCTAAACTTGCTGAATTTCTTTCGAAAGGAAAAATTAAGATTAACACTTTAAAGGCCTATTATGATAGGTATATTAAGAATCCAAAATTAAATAAGACGGCAATAGTTAACTTTAAAGACTTTAGAGAGTTTGAACAATTTGTTGATGAAAATGAGGTAGTTAAGATGTCAGATCATGATTCTAGAAATAATAAAATTTCCGAAAAGAATGCTATCTATCATGATAGCGAAATAGATGTTTATCTTGGAGACACCAAGCAAGCCTGTATGCTTTATGGGCAAGGATCTAAGTTTAATTTATGTATTTCCAGAAATGATTCTAGTAATCTATTTCATGATTATAGATGGAAACATGAACTTACTACTTACTTTGTATACTTTAAAGAAGCCGGGGTTAATAATCCTAATTTTATTATCGTAGATGCTTCTAAAAAATCTCCTAAAACGTTTAGCTATAATATAATCAAACCTAATTCTGATAAAAATATATCAAAGGAAAATCTTATTACGAAATTCCCGCAATTAAAAACCGCAATGGAAAAGGGTATCTTTAAACATAAGAAAATTGAAGGAGATGAAAAGAAATATTATATAAAATATCATGGTAAATCTATTACAGATTTTTCAACTCTAGATGATAGAATTAACTTTATTGAAATGGGGGAAGAAATTGAAGGTAATCAATGGTCTAAATTAGGAGATATGGTTCCTAAACTGTTACCTTATTATATTGAAATCGGACATGATATTCCAAAGGAAGTACTTGATAAGAATACATCTTTTAAAAAACGATATGAACAAAAGTTACAACAAAGAGTTCAAATGAATCTTGATGATAATACTGATCTTGATGATTATACAAAAGATGAACTAGAATATGCTTTAAGAAATAATGATAGGGTAAAAGATAAGATAAAGCAGATAAGCAAACTAGAAGAACTTAAAATAAGAAACGAACTAGTTAATGGGATATATAAAGGAGATATAAGAATTAAATCTAAATATATATTACCAAATCTATCTGATATTGTAGTTAGTGGAGATTTTTATTGTCCTTATAATAAACTTACATCTTTAGAAGGAGCTCCTAAAGAAGTTGGTGGAGATTTTAATTGTTCTAGTAATAAACTTACATCTTTAGAAGGAGCTCCTAAAGAAGTTGGTGGAGATTTTTATTGTGATAATAATAACCTTACATCTTTAGAAGGAGCTCCTAAAGAAGTTGGTGGAGATTTTTATTGTTCTAGTAATAAACTTACATCTTTAGAAGGGGGTCCAAAAGAAGTTGGTGGATATTTTAATTGTGATAATAATAACCTTACATCTTTAGAAGGGGGTCCAAAAGAAGTTGGTGGATATTTTAATTGTTCTGATAATAAACTTACTTCTTTAGAAGGATCTCCGCAAAAAGTTGGTGGATATTTTAATTGTTCTGATAATAAACTTACTTCTTTAGAAGGATCTCCGCAAAAAGTTGGTGGATATTTTAATTGTTCTGATAATAAACTTACATCTTTAGAAGGAGCTCCTAAAGAAGTTGGTGGAGATTTTAATTGTTCTGATAATAAACTTACATCTTTAGAAGGAGCTCCTAAAGAAGTTGGTAGAGATTTTTATTGTTCTAATAATCTAGTCAAATTAGACTATAAAGCATGGTTGACAAAACAATAATCTTATTATGAATAATAATCTTCTTCCACTTACAGGGTTCAAACTATCCGTTGGCACAGACCAATTTAAACATCTCCGACACTTTGCTGTATCGGCTAATATGCCCGGTTGTAATATTGGAGAAGTATCTACGACATACCGAAATTTATCCGGGTATGTTCCATCTGATCATATATCGTATGATTCTTTGAATATTCGGTTTGCCGTCGATGAAAGTATGGTTGTATATGATGAAGTATTCCAATGGTTATCATCATGTACATCCTCTAATGTAATACCTGTACATGATATTGTCTTAAACTTTTTAACAAGTAAATTTAATATATCCCGAAGTGTAAGCTTTAGTAATGTATTTCCATCAAGTATTTCGGGTATTAATTTTGATGTACAAAATACCGAAGTTGAGTATGCTTATATCGATGTTATATTTAGATATGACAATTTTGTGTTTGTATAACAAATTATCTGACATAATCGAAAACCCCCCTCATTACTTTTTATGGTAATGAGGGGGTTTTATTTTTATTGTAATTATATATTATTCAGATTCTAAATAGCGATAAGGATCAACAAATATTTATACCTTCTTTTTTCCTTTGGGAAACACTTTATCATATACTTCCGTGATAGATATAATATTTCCACGTCCACCTCTAGGGCTTATGTTTAATCTAGTATTTGGAATACCATAATCAGATCTATCTCCACCTTTATGAGTAGCCATTAATACAGGTTGATATTCATATATGGCTAAATCACCATTATAATATATGTGATTCGCCTTAATTTCATATATGCCATTAGAATTAATAAGAACAATATCTCCTTGTATGATTAAAGATACATTATTCCTTCCCATACTTTTGCCATAATCCTTACCATACATTGCCAATAATTGTAATTTTTTATTAACTATATTTTCATATACAGTTGTATTAGGAGGCAATCCATTAGGATATAATAGCTTTATGTTTTCAATAAAAGTTTTAGTTTCTAATTGTTTTGCTATTATTTCCTCTTCTCTTAAAGAAATACCACCCCATTGATGAAAATCATTAGCTTTAGAACCTGACTTATGCGATATCCATACTATTTCTTTTCCATCAATATCAATTAAATGAAAATCAGATTTTGCATTGGGAGGATTTGATCTTGGAGTTGATTTTACGGCAGATACTTCATATATCTTACCTTTAATTTTAATTTTAATACTCGAATATCCTTCAGTCTCTTTTGCTTTATCAATTTGTTTATTCAATGATTCTATTACTTTATCTTCATTAGAAACTCTATAATATATATCTTTTCCTATGAACTCAGTATTCAATAGTATTGATTTAAACATATAAGATGACTTACAATCCGTGGATAATAGAATTAAATCATCTATAGATTTACTTTGATTTTCTATTGCCTCTATAATAGTAGGAAGAATTTCAAATACAACTTTTTTTCTATCACTTAATTCAAACGGTTCTTTAGCTTTATATTTTCTAAGAAATACAGTCGAAGTCCATGTATATTGTTTTCTCGTTATGTCCGAAAAAGTTTCTAAAATAGCCATATTATTTTAGATTGTAGATATTTCCTATATATGCATCAAACTCTATATGATGCTTTCTAAAAGAAAGCGTTAACTTCTTTTCTAAATGTTCAGCTTCATATTCCCATGGATATTCAGATGTATAAACTATATCTTTTTCAAATCTTTCTTTTTTCCATTTAGTATGTTTTGAAAAAAATACAAGTTCTCTTTTATCAAATTGTTTTACATGAACCATTTCATGAGCAAGAGTTCTAATAGTTTCATACGGAGACATATCAGCATTCAACTGAATTATATATTTAGAAGGATTGATTTTATTACTATAGTTATAACATTCACCATAAGCTTTTTCCTTCTTAACTAGATTATTCACAATCTTAACTATAATATCAATATTGTGTTTGTTTGGTAACAACTGATTCAAAAAATAAACAGATGCCCTAGATAAACACTTCTTGAGAAGTTTATCATTAGAGCATCCGTATATTTTGAGATTAATCATTATTATGCATACGCCATGATTAGCCGAGTAAGATCATCATCTTTAATAGAAACTCCGGCAGCGACAGCACCACCGGCAATAGCAAGACCTCGGGATAATTTGCGAAGATTGGCGGATTGTTTAGAGTTGCCTTTACGAAGTAATTCAACTACATGTTTACGTTGAGCTAATGTTAATTGTAGACCATCTTCTAACTCCATATCTCCTACAATCTTATCCATGAAGTCATAAATCTCTTCTACTGTTGGATCAATGTCAATGATAAATGCTCTTGTACGAAGAGCTTTATCTGGATCTAATTTATCAAGAGACATATTAGAAATAAATATAATCTTTCCAGTAAATTCAAAATATCTAGGAATCATCCCAGCATCAAGAATTTCATCATCTGTCATTGTATCTGGATCAACGACGTTCTTACCCATCTTATTCCATACGAGCTTGCGTTTTTTCTTAGTATCTGTTGCAGCTTTTAGAATATTACGTCCTTCTGTATCCCCAAAGACATCATCTGAATCATCGAATAGAATAATTTTATCCTTATATCTGAATAACAGTGAATATAGACCAGCAGCCGAAGCAGAACCTGTATTTTTGAAATACCCCTTACCATCCTTAAGCCCCATGGAATGTAGGACTTTTTCAGTTGTGTGAGTTTTACCGGTATTGTGATGACAAATACCATTTGCTGTAAAATATAGATGATCGGCTGAATCAATTTCAACATCATAATAATCCGAAACAGAATCTGAAATTATTATATTAATAATTTTCACATAAGATCCATCTTGCGTCATCACTTCATCCCCAATTACTAAATCTCTTACTTGTAAACTTCCTTTACTTGTAGTTAATAGATGTACATCCGAACATTTAATAATTCGATCATCTTCAAATTTAACCAATGTATCTTTACCAGGTTTAATAACAAATGATACAATCTTTGAACTTCCAGAAGGAGTATCGATTTTTATATTTAAGGAAGAAATATCATAAAATTTGAAATGTTCTAGATAATCGCCATACAATTTTTCTGTAAGGTCTTTAATATCTTGTATTGTGTTAAGTTTTTTCATTGATTAAATTTGATTTGGTCTCTATGATGTTATTTATATATTCCTAACAATCCTTCATTACATCTTCTAATAAAGAATTTTAGTACTTCAACCCATCCGAATATAACAATAAAAGAAACAAATAATATAAAGATATTTAATACTTTATTCCATAGTAGCATTAATTTCCGTATCTGCTGATAAACAACCCCCAACACCAGATACAAATATTGCGTTAGACGCCCCTGATATTGTTAATTTAAGGAGATGTTCTAAGTCTGCCAACTGTTGTTCAAACGTAAGTTTATCAATCTTAGTTTCAAGAGTATCAATATCTTGAATATCTTCATAAGTTTCTTTTGAAGAACCTTTAGTAATCTTACCTGTAACGATACCAATAGAATCTGTAATATCATCAAGATCCTTCATAATATTTTGAAGTTGTTTTGGTGTGCCTGTCCATTCATAATCAACACCATTCTTAACGATTTCCTTTGAATATGTTGTAAGAAGATAATCAAAAATCTTAATTCCAGGTGATGCATATTTAGCTCTTACATCCCCTTTGCTTGCGCCTGGACCAGAAATCATATCGAGTATACCAGAAAGAATATCTTTTGGTGTATCTCCTCTAGCTTCATTCAGAGGAATTCCATCAGGCATTGTATTAATTTCTCCAGTATAACCGTTAGCTGATATAATATCTGCAATAACAGGAAGTGTCTTTATAAGCGATACTTCTTTATCAAACTCTATATGATATGGTCTGGCACTTTCTCCATTCCAGAAATCAACAGATTCTAAACCACTTAATCCGATAGAATTGGATAACGACCAATTGAATCGGATAGATTTACTATCTTTAGTACTATAAAACCGAATACCTCGACCCTTACCAGACTCGTTTTGATATACTTCGACCCCGGCAGATTTAAAGAATAATAATCCGGTTTTCTTTTGAAGATATTTTGTAATGATCAGACCAGCCTTCTCAGCTGAACTTGAAGTCATTGCTTCGACAATACATGGTTTGAAACTTAAATTGCTCATATATGTTATATTTATATATTGAGAAGAATTACATCTTAAAATCCTTGAAATTACCTTTAGGTTTGGAACCTAGTATAAATGGGGTTTGCTTTACATCTGGTAATGCTGGTGCAGAATCATTCATGATATTAGCTGTAGGATCGGCAATATCATAAAGCCGCATTTTGCATCGTTCTATACCAACAGTGAATCTTCGGTTTTCAGCTAAACTATCATAACGATTCTTCAACTGCTTAAACATTATTTGATTCATTTTTTCTAATTGTTCTGTAGAAATAATAGATAAAAACAAATCTACAGTAAAAACAAGTCCGATTGATTCACTAACATCTGTTAATTCTGTATCCGATGCTAATTGAGATCCCCGGTTTGACTGAGTTGCGCTCCAAATTGGAACATTAAATTCTACAGCAAGACCGCGAATTTCTTCTGCAATAGATTTAATTAAACCATAAGTACCGACGCTTCCAGATACACCTCCTTTAATTCTTGAAGATGCGCAAATATTCAAATAATCAATAAATATGAGTTCCGGTATAAAGTTTTTCTTTAGTCTTAATTCTTGAAGTAATGCTCTGAAATGTCCAACATGAGCCGCAGCTGTTGGATATTCCTTAATAATCAATTTACCATGAGTTTTAGATTTTATTCCTGCGACTTTTTTTGTAAATGAATCTTTAGATAGATTAAATATCTGTTTAATATCAACATCGAATAAATTAGCATCTATACGTTCTGCTATTTTTTCTTCACTCATTTCCATTGTAATATATAATACATTTTTACCTGCAGCTAATGCAGCGGAAGCAAAATGACACATTACAAGACTTTTCCCAACTCCGGTTCCCGCCATGAGTACGGAAAGAGTTTTCTTAGAAATTCCTCCATTCGTGATTTTATTAAGTATTTCAATATCAAACTTGATTTTCTCTTCATGTCGATGATAGAAATCATAACGAGCTTCTCCATCCTCCAAAAAATCATGTCCAACATTCGTATCAAATGAAACTGATAGAGCATTTGATAAAATCTCTGGTATAGATCCAGTCGCAAGAGTTTTATCAGAGCCATCAATAATTTCTACAGATTTCATGATGGCTAGATTTATGGCTCTATCTTTACACCATTTTTCCGTTTCTGTAAGAAGCCAATCCATATCAACCTGAGTCTCTTCTGATAATAATTTGATGGTATGAAGGATTTCATTTCTATCTTGCCGATTAATATGATTTGAAGATCTATAATCAATATCTAGTGTAGACGAATTCGGAAGCTTGTTATACTTCGAGATAAAATTAAGAATCAATTCATATATTACTCGATATTGATTAGAAAAATAATCAAGTTTTAAATGAGGAATTGCCTTTCGTACAAATGGTTCATTATGGCATAGATTATTAAGTATAATTAGTTCTAGATTTTCCATTATTGATTATATATTATTTTGTGAGACCTGTAAATGCAAATAACCTATGTTAGATCGAGAGACCATAACATAGGTTATTTCTAATTCGAGACTATTAAGAAGAAAGTTTACCAATTTTGAAATCATTACAAAGAATACTATTCAAAATATTACCCATGTGTTCTTTAAACTCTGGATTCTTTTTTAGAGATTCCTCCGAAATATCAATTGGAGTTTCGATAATTTCATAATCAAATGAAACTCTCAATTGTTTTTTCTCTTCATGAAACTTAACAGATCCATATTTGTAGATAACATCTGTATATTTACCTTTAATAATTTGAACATGGTACTGATTTTCAGAATCAATACTTTCAATTAGTTTGTAATCAACAGTTTCACGTAAGTTCATCTTCAATGACTTCAGCTGGTTCTACTTTATCAAATGCTAACAAATCTTTCAAAGATATAGTAAAGTGTTTTTTAACGGCTTGTTTAAAATCTGTCACATTAAAAATTGTATCTTCCCAAAACTCCTTAGTCATTGTTGCAGCTACTCGAAGATTTCCTGTAAGGGCTGTTTGAGTTTTTGGATCAAATGCGTAATACCATCCTTGTTTTTCAGACTTAACATATCCTAACTCTTTTGCCACATCAAGGAGTCCTGAGTATTTCTCAATACCATTTTTCCAAGAAATAGAAATCGGAATTTTAGATTTTTCTTTAACAAACCTAGATTTTTCCACATTAATAACGAAATTATATCCAGTAATATCGGTCCCGAATTTTTCTTGCTGACGCCCAATGAAAAAGATAGAATTTGCCCCATAATAATTTCCAGTTCCCCCGCTCATAATATCTTTCGGGTATAAGGATTGTTCTTTGTATGTATGATTTACTACAATTAGAGGAATATCATTAATTTCCAAATATGGAACGATCATTCGAAAAAGACTTTTCAACGCCTTTGCCCTCGTCATATCTCCTACTGATTTTTCTGCTAATGTATCTTCGATTTCCTTTTTACTAGCCACGTTACCTACGGAATCTATAATAATAATGACTTTATCGGCCCGATTGATATTCTCTAATTGTCCAACTAAATCGAATTTCAGTTCCTCTAAATTCTTCACAGGAATATGCAGTACTCGATTTAGATCAATTCCACAACTAGTAAAATATGATTGAGGCGCACCAAATTCTGTATCATAGAACATCAAAATCGCATCTTTATCTTTTTTAAGATACGCGGAAGCAATAATTAAAGAGTATAGACTTTTTAGATGCTTACTTGGTCCAGCAAATGTAGTTACGCCAGATGTTAACCCTCCATCAATATCTCCTGATAATGCCACATTTAGCATTGGAATTCCTGTTGAAGTGAAATCTTTGATTCCAAAGAATTTGGAGTCAGCTAGTACATCTGCTTCTTTGATCTTACAATTTTTTTTTAATTTTTCTAGTAATGAATTTGACATATGTTTATATATTGTATTCTTTTATTGTTAAATCAAGCAGGGTCATTTGTTAAGAAAAAATGATTAATAATATAATCATCTCCAATTAATCCATCTTTCACAGTTCCCATTCCAGAAGGTCTTAGAAATAAAGTTTTATTGAACTGCGATTCAAATGACGGAAGATGAATCGGAAAATGTTTTGATAATAATACCGGAGAAAACTCAGCTTCTCCAATTAAGTTATCACCTTCAATTTTAATATCGGTAATCATTCCAACAGCATCTTCTAAATTCACTTCAGATCTTTCCAATGATAGATGTGATGTTACAAATAACCTTCGTTCTTCCATATCTTTCCTCGATTTTTCAATTGCTTTTTCAATGACTTCGCTTGGGTAAATTCGGTCATTATGGTTCGGAGAATTTAGTGTAAGTAAAGTAGTTGTATATTTCATTTGGTTATATTGATTTTTAGAAGAACTTTAGGATTTTTCGGAATATCAATTGATATTTTGTAGTCAGTGATTATTCCTGATAACAAACCATTCGTTAAATCTTTTTCAAGAAGTTGCGTAACTAATTTTTCAATTTCTGATATTGAAACAGGAATATCATTATATAAAATGGAGAAACTCTTTTGTAAATATGCAACAGCACACGCAATAAGATGACACCGTTTTTTCTCTTCTACAGTCATAATTATTAACCTTCTAGATATTTCTCTAAAGTCAATTCATGTTTGTGAAAACTCTCCTCAATGAAACATCCATATTCGCTTTTATACTGCACCCACCAACAATTAGGATTTGCCAAATATAAGGACGTAAT